CGGGAGGTCGTTTATGCGATTTAGCAATGTTTCATTTTCAGTATCAGCTATTTTCAGTGGCAGAGTTCTTCCGGCCATGTCCGCCGATCCTCTGCACATAGTTTTCCTGTGATCCTGTAAAACATCCAGAACCACATGAAGCTCTTCTTCCGAGAAAGCCATTTCCGACAGAGACTTTCGATAAAGCTCCGGCATGGCCTCCAGTATGAAAGTCGATCCTGCATTCAGGGATGGGAACATACCGCTTATCCAGTCTGCGGCGGTATGTTCGATTTTTGGTGCGATGCTTTTTTTCATATAATTCCTCCAGGATAGTTCGTGGTCACAGTCCACAGGTTGGTGACTGTGTTTACCCACGGATGCGAGCAAACCCATCCTAATCTTGTCAATTGCTGCATGATGATAGTCGCATCTCTTTCGTTATTCCTGCTGATGTTTTGCATTTGCATATTTTACTCCTTCCCGGCGGCTGCCCCGCCGGTGGCGTTTGGTTTAATCTTGGAAGTTGTCAAGATCGACAATCATCTCACCAGCGAGTTTGTTCACTTCATTGATAGCGTAAGTAGCCGCAAGTTTCATAGAGTTGTTACTGTTATCAGCAATGATCATGATATTATCTGTTACAAATCCATCTTTTTTTATTGTGATAACTTCATACCCATCGCCGTTGTCAGCAGAAAATTCTTTGTTCGAGTAATAAAACTTTGGATATTTCATGTTATCTCCTTTGCCCCTTACGGGGCGTTTGATTTTACGCCGTCCTGATAACATCGCCTTCATTAATGAGATAGGTCGCCTCACCTACCTCTAATTCCGTGAGGTCGTTCATTTCGTTAATCGAGAGATCGTCAAATTCAATATGTTTGTCAAATCTGTATCCATTCGACAAACAGATTTGGAATTCCTGCCGTCTTGCTTTCTGCATTGCTCTGATTTTTTTTAACATTTTTATCTCCTTTGTGCCCCTTTCGGGGCGGTAGTTTTTTAAACGGCGCTTATTTCAGTGTAACCTTCCCGAGTCATTATCTCGATCAAGCCTTCACGCTGCATTTTCTGCAAATGTTTTTCGACTGTGGACATCGACGGTTTGTATCCCATGTGGTAGCAGATTGTTCCGAGGTGATTCAGGTTTCCGTTTTCTTTGATTATCTCAAGTATTCTTTCTCTGGTAGTTTTTTTCATGGTATCTCCTTTGTGCCCCTTTCCGGGGCGTTTGTATTATTTTTCCAGTTGCATAACTGAGCGATTAATCAACTGCATTGCTATCAGATTCAGTTCCCTGGCATCCAACCGCTCGAATCTGGTTAGGATGTCGTGAAGAGTCAGAACGTCAATCCCCATTTTCTTTGCAATGTTCATATCGTCGGATGCTTTCATTGTATCTCCTTTGTGCCCCTTTCGGGGCGATTGATTTATTTTTTGTCGAGTTCTTTGTAGCAGGTTTCAAGCCCGCGTTCGATCATTGCCATTTCCATCGGGTCACTGCCTCTTTCGATGGCGCGTACCCGCTGGTTTTCGTAATAGCTTATTTTCTCTTCCGTCGTTTTTTTCATTTTCGTTTCCTTTGCTTTGGGGTTTCTCATTCACTGTTGATCGCAATCTAAACCATTTTAACACCCAAGTCAAGAAAAATCTTTAAGTTTTTTCAAGATAATCCTTTAAAGTTATAAGTATTTGATTTAATATGAATATTCTATTTTAAAAATAGCATGTGTAAAACTGTGTATTTTTTATCCATATTTACCATATATGGGTATTTTCTATCCATATTTACCTTGACACCCGATTACCTATAGTGCATATTAACGATATGATTATCGAAATGCCTGTATTAACATGCAAGAGATGCGGCCATAACTGGTATCCACGGATGACCGAAGTCCGTATCTGTCCAGGATGCAAAAGTGCCTGGTGGGACAAAGAGAGAAATGAACGAAAAAATCAAAATAGAGTACATCGACAAAAGCAAACTCAAAAAACTGAGCAACAATCCGCGCAAGGATAAGGACAAGGATGCAATAGGCCGATTGTCGAAGCTGATACAAGAGCATGGCTTCCAGAACCCGATGCAGGTTTACCTTGAAACGGACGGCGAATATACCGTGCTTTGCGGGAACCACCGCTTTGATGCTGGCGTTAAAATGGGAATGAGTGAGTTTCCCTGCATTGTCTATGCCGGTGATCGTCAACAGGCGATAGCGCGGGCTGTATCTGATAACCAGTCGGGGGCGTGGACAGAGTGGGATATTCCTCTGCTGAAAGACATACTTGCAGATTTTGAAAATAGTGATTTGGATATTGAGACAACCGGCTTCACTGGGGTGGAGCTGGATGAGCTATTTAATGGATTGCCTATCCCAGGGGATAATAAACCGATTGATGAAGACGCAATGTCCGTCACAGAACATCAATGTCCGAAGTGTGGTTTTGAATGGTAAAGCCAACAGTAATAAGCACATTTGCCGGTTGTGGCGGTTCTTCACTCGGATACCAGATGTCAGGGTTCCATGAACTGCTTGCAGTAGAATGGGATCAGAACGCTGTTGACACATTCCGGCTAAACTTTCCTGATGTTCCTGTTTATCATGGTGATATTGCGAAGTTGACCGGCGATGAGTGCATGATGCTTGCAGGAATTGAAAAGAGACAACTTGACGTATTGGACGGGTCGCCTCCATGCCAAGGGTTCAGTACAGCCGGAAAAAGAAAGTGGGATGATCCTCGCAACTCTCTATTTAAAGAATATGCTCGCCTTCTTTTAGAATTACAGCCTAAAGTATTTGTAATGGAAAACGTCACTGGTATGGTCAAGGGCTGCATGAAACAGGCTTACTTGACAATCATCAAGACATTACGGGAGTGCGGTTACAAGGCAAAGGGTGAAGTCCTAAACGCCATGTATTTCAATGTTCCGCAAAGCAGGGAGCGTGTTATCATTATCGGAGTCCGGGAAGATTTGGGAATTGAACCGAGCCACCCGAAGCCGCAAGGGAAGCCGATAACGGTTAGACATGCTCTTGCCGGACTGTCAAATGATGGTCCGATTGCAAAAGCATCTTGCGGCCTTGCCCTTTCCAGAATGCAGCAAGGTTCAAATAATGGTGGCGGTAAATACATGAGCCATATATTCGGCCTTGCTCGTTTGGCATGGGATAAGCCAAGTCCGACCTTAATTAAGGAATCTGGCAGACATGGACACCCTGACGGGGAGCGTTACCTCTCGATTGCAGCCGCACAACGGGTTGCATCATTTCCTGATTCATATAAATTCACTGGAAAATATCATGAGGCATGGGAACGTATCGGCAACAGCGTTCCTCCAAACCTGATGAAAGCAATAGCAGAACACATTAAAATAAATATTTTAGAAAAAGCAAGAGGCTAAAACATGGCACACCAGGGCGGCAGAAAAGCCATACCATCAGTGATTCACATGCTCCAGGGCGGCAAGAAAAAGTCACATAAGGCAGAGACTTATGAAAACGAGCCTAAACCGCCTGCGAATATGCCGGATTGTCCGGTGCATCTGGACAAACTTGCGAAAACTGAATGGAATAGAGTTGCTAAAATACTGCAAAACATCGGATTAATGACCGATCTTGATATGATGAACCTTGCAGGATATTGCCAGTCTTACAGTATATGGGTGAAGTCGTGCGATGAGTTAAAGGCTATTGATTCGGTATTACTATGGATTGACAGTGAACCGCCTATGGACTCGCACAGGCTCATCCAGTACAGAGAGGAATATCAGCATTGGGATCAAGGTTCAAAGCTGGTGGTGAAGCACGGGGCAATTACCAAACGTGATGACGGATCAATCAAAGCAAGTCCATTTTTAAAACTGCAAAGAGACGCAAGCTTTCAGATGACTAACATCCGGCGCGACATTATCCGCAATTGTGCAGACAGTTACGACAAAATGTTCAAAGCCGGTGTGTTGTTGGGCATGACACCAAGCTCCCGGTCGTCAATGAGAGTACAACCTGCTAAAACAGTCGATGAAGCTGATGAATTTTTGAATGCAAGGACACAATAACAGATGGCCGGTTTAACCGCAGCAGACGTAAAAAGAATCGAATCTATCGCCACAGGCTACATCAATGACGTGTTGTCCGGGAAGATTACAGCCGGGCGTTTCGTCAAAATGGCTGTGCAAAGACACGTTGACGATCTCAAGTATGGGCCGGGCCGGGGCCTTGTCTTCAAACCAGAGATGGCGGCGCGGGCTATCAAGTTTTTTTCTTATCTGCGATTGTGGAAAGGTAGTGAATACAAAGGCAAAGAGTACATACTCGCTCCACACATGATGTTTATTACTTGGGTGATGATGGGATGGTATCGTACATCAGACGGGAAAAGGCGTTTCAGGAAAAGCTATATCGAAATGGCGCGGAAGGGATCTAAAAGTTCATACGCCGGTGCGCTGATGGCATACTTCTTTATAGCCGATGGCGAGGCAGCTTCTGAATGCTTTGCGGCTGCGGTGACCCGTGATCAGGCTAAACTTGTGTGGACAAATGTTGTCAATCTAACGAAACAATCTATATTCGCAAAGCGAATCACTTATTTTTCGCATAACATTTCAATACTGGAAACAAACTCCAAGTGTGAACCATTATCTTCCGATGCAAAAAGCCTCGACGGGCTTGACATACATTTTGCCAGCCTCGACGAGCTACACGCGCACCCGACAAGACAAGTCCATGATCTCATCAGTGATGCTATCGGCGCTCGTTCACAGCCGATGATTGCTATCATAACGACGGCAGGCTTTAACCAAACTGGTATCTGCTACGAGACAAGAGATTATATCGCAACGATCCTGAAAGGGGTTGGGATTCCAGATGGTTTCAACGATGATTCGATATTCGGGATCATCTATACTCTTGATACGAAAAAAGACTGGCCGGATCTGCGTGAATCGAAAGAAGACTTGCAACCGGGGGAACAACATGAGGATGACTGGACAAATGAGGATGTCTGGGTAAAAGCGGCTCCTGGTCTCCTTGGTATCAGCGAATCAGGTAAAAGATACGGGCTTGATGCTGATGGTATTGCAATCCCAGGCTACATGACGAAATTAGAGGACATGCGGGATAAGGCACGGGTAGCAATGCAAGTGCCTTCTGCACAGAACAATTTTCTTACGAAACGGCTTTCGATATGGACACAACAGGAAAACAGATGGTTAGATTTAGCGCTCTGGGATCAAAACAACATCCGTCCTGTGACAGAGGAAACATGCCGGGGCCGTCTATGCTACGGCGGCATTGACTTATCCGCTATATCAGATATGACAGTATGGGTGATGCTGTTCCCTGATGAACAAGACAAGGATTTAGTGGACATCCTGATTAGGGTATGGTGC